AACATATGTTTCAGCAAAAGCAGAAGCGCCTATAAGATTGCCATTCTGAGGATTAAAGTTATTACGAATGTCTGCGCACGAAGCACGCTTCATTTCACTTGTAAAAGTTTGGAAATACTTGTCTTCGAGACCAACAGTCAGAGCATCACCAAATCTTGCAGAAAGCTCAGCAGCAATTCTATCAGAAAATCCTACCTTCTTTAATGCTTTGGCGAAAAGATCTTCGACTGCATTCTCGAGTTTATCTTCGAGCTTATTCACAACCTTGTCCACAAGTCTGTTTAAAAGCCCACCGGCATCTTTCTTAAAACTATCGATATTTACTTTAACAAGTGCCATACTGTCTCTCAAATTTAAAAAGGCTATCAGCTTATTTATAAATAGATTTATGGCTTATCAAGGAAAGTTTCGACCAAAGGATATAAAGAAATATCTCGGAGACTCGAACAATATCGTATATCGCAGTCGATGGGAACTCAAGTTCATGATGTACTTAGATTCTCATCCGAATGTCGTGCAATGGGGAAGCGAAGAATTAGTCATTCCTTATCGCTCTCCTCTCGACAATCGTGTACATCGATACTTTCCAGACTTTATCGTCAAGAAAAAATCACCAGAAGGTAAAATCGATACGATTGTCGTTGAAATAAAACCTCATGCGCAGACGCGACCTCCAGTGGTGATAAATAAGCCTAATAAGCGTTATATTAATGAAGTCATGACATGGGGTGTCAATGAAGCCAAGTGGAGAGCTGCAGCAGTATACTGCAATGACCGCGGTTGGAAGTTCGACATACTCACTGAAAAAGAACTAGGAATTAAGTTTTAATGGCAACCGTATTTGATACCATCATTACTCAAGGTGTTCGCTCTGGCCAAATTCCAGCGCGTACGAACTCTGCGCGCGAGTGGTTCAGAGACACTGCTGGTAAAATGAATCGTATTAATGAGCGTGAGATGATGAAGGGTGATACGACTCGTATGACTACTCAACCTCTTCTCGGTTCGATGTACATGTTTTACTATGATCCAAAACATAAAGAAGAGTTACCATATTATGATAGATTTCCTCTGATCTTTCCATATAAGAAAGTCAAAGGTGGATTTATGGGACTCAATCTACACTACTTGCCGTTGCAACTTAGAGCGAAGTTGATGGACGGTTTATATGACTTTGCAAACAACACTCGTTACGACGAGTCTACAAAGCTTAAATTGACTTATGATCTCATGACACAGGCAGCAAAGCTAAGATGGTATGCTCCATGCATTAAACATTACTTGACTTCTCACGTACAATCAAAGTTCATGTACGTTTATCCATCGGAATGGGATATCGCGCTCTTCTTACCAACAGAACGCTTCGTCAAAGCAAGAAAGAATCAAGTTTGGATGGACACGAAAAGAATGTTAGGAGTTACTAAGTAATGTCAGGAAGTAACGAAGAATTTGATTTTACTACAAAGGCTCCGCAGCAAATCAAAAGCGGCACAATCTTTGGTAAAAGCAAGACAGCTGCTGTTAGTCCTCAAAATCCTCAGGTAAGATATATTGCTACTCGTGGTGCCGGTGGAGGAAGAACCGTTGGGTTCTTTGAACTTAATGACGGCGTAAATCCTCCGCAGCGAATTACAGATGAAGCTGCTCGAGGTTTTATTCAAACACGTAAACTTGGTTCTATAAACACTAATACTAACGTTTTACCTATTTTACCTCCAAACCAAGAAGTAAATAAGAGTCCTGCTGGAACCGCAGGCGCAGGAGCTACAACTGGTGCACAAGGAGCCGCTGCTCCTTTACCAAAGGCAGTAATCGAAGAGCGCCTAAGAGGAGAAGGTGTCAACGAGAATACAAAACAAGAATTTGTAACCTCAAATCAAGCGTTTTCTAATAATAGACGTCAAGGCCAAAGCTTTAATATTGGAAGATTTAGAGCTGAAGTTTCTGGGGCCGACAGTGTACTACCTACACACAGCTTCTTAGTAGTTTTTTCTCCGATGCCATGGGCAATACAAAAGTTTCCAGCATCTGCTGGAAATCTCGATTCGATTCTTACGATGAGATGTGATAACGTTGTTCTTCCTTCAATCAATCTATTGCAAGAACAAAACATTCGAAGATACGGATTCGGTCCAGTTGAAAACGTAGCATACGGCGTAAATGTCGGAGACTTTACTCTGCAATTTATCGTTGATAAAAATGCATTTGTCGTACAATTTTTTGAAGAGTGGTTGAATAAGATTGTTAATCGCGACTCTTTTGGCGGCGCGAATATGAACAATGTTCTTGCTGGCGGCCGTAGACCATATGAGATCGCATATAAAGACACTTATGCATGTAGCTCAATAAACGTATTCGTATATGACAGATCTCAAAACAATGTCATGGAATACAATATATATGATGCGTTTCCTACTGGCATTCAAAGCATGAATATGTCATGGAGCGAAGAAAATACGTTGATGAAATTAAACATCACTTTTTCTTTTACCGATCTTCGAATTAAACAAAGCCCGGCAAAAAATAAACAAGAAGGCGCGTTTGGTTCCTCTGTCGATTTTCAAAACGCTCTCGTAAATGGGCCGAAAATGACCGATGCCGAACTCAAAAGTTTCTTATCGTCGAATCCGCTAGTCTACTCCGGTTCGCTTACAGATTTGACTAAGGAAACTATTACAATCGGCGATGGAGCTAGAACAAGAGGTTCGCCGCCGACGCTTCCACCGGCCACATTTCAAAAAGCCATTGTAACAGATGTTGGAATTCCTACGTCACGTGATATCTTTGGTCAACCACTTACATATACATAATTTTAAATCTAGGAGAATATATAATGCCTTTACCAAAAATCGATCAACCACTCTTTGATGTGACTGTGCCCTCTTCGGGCAAAAAGATCCTCTTTCGACCGTTCTTGGTGAAAGAAGAAAAGATCTTACTGATCTCTCAGCAAGGCGGAGAAGATACTGATGTGATCAGAGCCATCAAGCAGATCTTAAGACTATGTGTGCAAGATGAAGACTTTGACGTCGATAAACTTACAACCTTCGATCTTGAATATTTGTTCTTAAAGCTTCGCGCGAAGTCCGTGAACAATATCGTCAAGCTATCTTATCGTGATAACGAAGACGACAAGGTTTATGACTTCGAACTGAATCTTGATACAGTTGAAGTCGAAATGCCAGAAGGCGTCGATTCGACTATTAAACTCTCTGATACTGTTTCGATGATCATGAAATATCCGAGTGCGAGCATCACTGATAAGATTACGCAGTTTGACAATGAAGTCGATCTGATGACGTTCTTTATTATTAACTGTATCGATACTATCTTGACAGAAGAAGAAATTTATCCTGCTTCTGAATACAGTGACAAAGAACTTGAAGAATTTCTCGATCAACTGCCGGTCAATTCTTTCGAAAAGATTCGTGAATTCTTTGAGAAGATGCCGAAGCTGTATCATAAGATCGAATATAAGAATGAACTTGGTAATGATAGGAGTATTGAGTTAAAGAATCTCAAAGATTTTTTTATGTGGCGTTAAGTCACAACTCGCTACAAAACTATTATAGTATGATCTTTGCTTTGGCTCAGCATCACAAATATTCGATTACTGAGATTGAAAGTTTGATACCATATGAAAGAGATCTCTACGTTGATTTATTAATGGCTCATCTTGAAGAACAGAAACAAGAAATAGAGAGTAGAAGAAAATAATGGCACCAAAACCTGGCAGTGTAAAATCGCCTGTAGGGCTTGCCGCGAAACTCGGCGTAGAAGTCGTAGGAGAGACCATTGAAGGCGTCTTCGGTCTTGCTTCTGCAACAGTCACGGCGGCCGGAGAAGCTGTAAAAGGCGTGGGCATGGCTGTCGGTGGTGCACTTCAAGGTGCTTTAAGCCCTGCGCCGGTTACTATTATCAATAGTGTCGGTATGGCAGGTGGAGCCGGCAAAGCGAAGGTAACAGGCGGTGGAACAATACCTGTCGGTCCTAAAAAATCTGCCAAGCCTGCTGTCAATTCGAAGATGGCGACTGAAAAACTATTAGTTGTAGCAGTCAATTATCTTTCTTCGATTGAAAAAACTCTTGTAGATCAACTTAATTTTGAAAGAATTGCAACTGCTCAACAAGCGCAAGCTCAACGCGAAGCTGCTATTGAAGGCGGAGGAGAATCTGCGAGTCCTTATAGATCTTTAGGCGAAAAACTTGGAGCGATTAAAGAAGCTAGCGCCGATAAAGTTGCAACTGCAACAAAGGTTATTCTCGGCGGAGCAGCTTTGGCTTCACTTGGACTTCTAGGC